ACGATTTCTCCGGGGAAAGCAACCTGAACACCAGCCTTGAAAGTGAAACGAACACGAACCTCATCGTTGTCGATGCTGTACCACATTTTCACTTCTTCTTGCTCGTCAATCAAGTCAGTACCCATAAAGAAGTTGCTCAAAGAACCAGCAACAATCTTGTTAGTTCCGTTCAAACCACCAACAGCGATCAACTTCATGTTAGTACCGGGGTAAACCATTTCCATTGAAGTGGCAGCATCGGCAACATAGTGAAACAAGTTAGCGTTCTTCAAGTTTACCAACATCAATTTGTAGGCATCAATTCCCAAGAAACAAACCAAGTCAGTTTTTTCAGCAACGGCAGCAGGGATGTTGGCGTAAACCTGATCCAAGATGTCATCAATGTTTGCAGCGGTGATTGAAGAGAATGTAGTTGGTGCAGAGTTCGCCAATACTGGAGAAGCGGCAGCAATGATTTTATTGAATCCATCAAAACGACTCAAGTTAGGGTTACCAGAAGCGGTATCACCTTGCCACATTGCAACTTCCAAAGTTTGTGCAATAACGGCAGCCTTTTCAGCACCGATCTGCTCTTCAAAAGGAACCATAGTTGGTGAACCAGGCATGATTTGTGTTTGCATCCACTTGGCTTCCAATGTCTTTGGGCAAAGAGTTTCTTCAACTTTTACAGCACCAACGGTGATGTTACGCTGAGTGAAGGCAGTTGTACCACTTGGGTTGTAACCACAGCCATCGGCTTGGAAGAAAACGGTTGAAGCAAGGATGTTCAAAGCAGATGCAGATTTTACACCTACCTGAACTTGGTTAGAAGATTGCAACAAAGTTGCAGTTTTGCTCCCGAAAAGAGCCTTAACCAACAAATCAGTTGATTGTTCGTTGGTGTAATTTGCGAGTGATCCTACAGAGAATGACATAGTTTTATTTGTTTATTGCGTTTTTGAATTTTTTAAGTGCTTCAAACTGATCGTTCTTCTTGTTTGAAACGGGGGTTTTGATTGGGGTTTCGCTTGGTAAGTCAGCAACTTTCTCAATCAAGTCAATTGCTTTGCTCATTGCTTCCTTGTGCTGGGTGTTAGATGCAGACAAAGCAACAACCTTTGCAGACAATTCAGCAATTGCACTTTCCAACTTTGATACAACATCATTAAAATGAGATACGGTTGCAAACTCTTCTTTGGCTTCAACTTCGATTTCAATTTCGGGTTCAACGATTTCAGTAACGATACCGTCAACAGTTGTTACCAACAAACCACCTTCAACCTCGTGAGTTGCGTCAGGTGCTGGGATGTCACCTTCAGCAGTTTGTACGAAGATGGCAGTACCTACCGCCAATTCGCCCTCATAAGAAATAACTGTTCCATCAGTCAAGGTGGCAGTTGCCATCTCAACTTTTTGTTCTTCGTCAGAGAATCCCAACATCGTGCGGATTTCTTTCAATGTTTCTTTTGCGTTCATTTTGATATAAATTAGATTTTGTTTTTACTTGTTGCAATTTTACTTTCCATTCCACTTGGACAGAATCTCTTTCATCTGCTCAATCAGTTGTTCTTCTTTGTCTTCGGGAAAATCAAAAACACCCTCAACCGAGAATCCTTTGAACTCACCTGATTTCACTTTTGCCCACACATCATCGTTGTCAATGAGATAAGAGACAAACCAACTTCCATCAGCAACCTCTTCAAATCCCTTTGGTGGCATCACACCTCTTTCACGATCTATGATGTATGATTCAAACAAGCTCACGCCATTCATTATGGGTGTTTTGTGGTGAGCGTTCACGGAGTTGTACTGGTTTGACCTTGCCCATTTCTTCGCAATCTTGAAGATAGATTCCTTGTCAAACACCACATAGTATTCACCACGGATGTCATCTCTGCGATAGATGGGTAAATCGGCAATCATCGCAGCACCGGTAACGATTCTTTTCTCCTCGTCTTGGATGGCAAATTTGTGCATCTGTGTTTTATCTTGATACATTGAATAACAGATTGCCACGGCTTGTTCACTATCCTTGCCTTCGCCAATCATTATGGGAATGCATCTTTGAACGAACTCTTCTTCACTCTCGTTTGGATTGGGTTCAACAAACTGCTCATTGAATGCGAGAAAATCCTTTTGAATGGCTGCGTTTTCAACGAGAGAAACAAAGTCAATGCCTGTCTCCTCGTCAAATTCGTTGATGTCTAATTTGTAAACTGGAAGTTTCATCTTAATCAAATAGCGTTATTGTGTAACAGATACCTTTTTCAAAGATGCAACCCGACCTTGTGTGCGTGATATGTCACCCTCGGTCACATAAACCCTCTGTTCAAATCCGCTTACTTGTGGCAATGTGGATGAGATTTGTGGTGCTGCCATTTGTGGCATTCCTCCTCCGCTTGATTGCATTCCACTTGGTGCTGACGGCTGACCCCCTTTGAGAATGTCTCGTGCTTTCTTTGCATTGGTCAAAATCATTGCAGCCAATCCGATGTATTTTGCAGCACCAGCAAGACCACCGGTGGCGATGTTGTCGGGTGATGGTTTCTGCGTGACATTCAATGCACCTGATATTGCCATTGCCGTATCTGCTGCGATAACTGACAAAGCAATTGCCTTGCCCGTTTTGGTTTGCTCTCCAGCCAATGCAGCGATTGAGTTTGCCAAATCTATTGATGCTTTGTAAAGTGTATTTTTTGCTTCTTGTTTGGCTTCTTCTTGCTTGATTATTTTGTCTGCGTTCTTCTGTGCATCGTCGGTGGCTTTGTCATCAATCTCCTTTTGTTTTTTTGCGGTATCTTCGGCAAGTTTTATTTCTGCTGCATCAACTTCAGTCAGTGCCAATAATTCTTGATCACGATATTTTTGACGCACCAACGCCAACGCTTCTTCATTTCCAGCAAGTGCAATCTCTTCTTGAATCTGTGCTTCTTTGAGTGCAGCCAGTTTGTTTTCGTATTCAATTTGAATGCGTTCTCCTTCATCTGTGGCTTGTGCTAATCTCAATTGTCTTGCTGCTTCATTTGCAGACAATTCGGCTGATATCAATTCATCTTGTGCCTTTACTCGTGCGGCTTCTAATTTTTCTTGTCGGTCTTTTTCATCTTGAATCTGTTTGTCCCTTTCGGCTTTCCTTTTGTTTCCAGCCTCTATGTTTGCATCCGCTTGTGCTTGTGCTTGTTCGTTTTGAAAGTTCTGTTCTTCAATTGCCAAAACTGCCAATGCGTTCTTTGTATCAAGAATAATCTTGCCCCACTCTTTTTCCGTGTTCTTGCCGTAGTTTGCACGAGCTTGTGCAAGGTCATTCTCTAACTTTTGTCTTTGCTTATTGAATACACCAACTTCATCTCCTCTTGCTTTCAACAATGCAATCTCTCTGTCAAGTTGCTCATTCGCTTTCTCTGTTGTCTTATTCAACTTTGCCAATGCTCTATCTTGTGCAGATGTGATACCAACCCAATCCGTAAATTGTTGCACCAACCCACCGACAAACTTTGCCATTGCACCGAGACCGGGTATCAATGACATCACGGCTTTCTTGAGTGCGTCAAAGTTCGTGATCACCAATGTCAACACAATACCAATTCCACCCAATGCAAGAGTTGAAATCCTTCCCAATGATTGGAATGCTTTGGTTACACCACCACGAATGTCTCCAGCAATAGCCATAAACTTTTGCTGAACCGCACCAAGTCCCTCAAGACCTTCAGCCAATGCCATTGCACCTTGAAGTTTGACCATTGTCTTTTCAAGTTCCTCCGACTGGTTGCCAAACAAAGCCATCGCCCCTTGTGCTGCTTGAAATCCACGAGCAACTCCAGAAACAACCGTATTGATTTTGGCGAAGTTATCAGGGTTCACCGCCTTAACACGATCATTAAAATCCTCCATCCTATCACGAGCCTGAGCAAGAGCCTTCTCCGCTCTTTGGGCTTCGGGTGAGAATTCGCCAAACTGCATCACGGCTTGTTGTGCTGCGACTGTCAGTTCCCGGATTTCTGCCTTCATTGATTTGAAGTCAGGTTTGTTGAC